GTATATTACATTAGGAACGAATAGTGGTGCAAGTTGTACATTTAGTGTATCTAATATGAATCCCCAATCACCGAGTGCTCAAAAAGTATTACAATCTATACAATCTAATACTATTAGATGTGTATTTAACGATGGATTTAACGACCATATTGGTGTAGGTAATGGATATGGTGCAAATAAAGATAAGACCGTTTATTCGGTAGATTCTTACGATGGTAACTCCGTTGCACTTTGTTTAACATCAGATTCACCAATTATAATGGCAGATGGTAGTATAAAGGAAATCGGTGAAATCGAAGAAGGTGATGTATTAAAAGGATATTCTATCGGTGGTTTAGATGAAAATTCAGATGGAACATTCTACGATTGGTCAACATCTAATTTAAACACAACTGCTAAAGATGTAACTGTTGTAAATGTAGTATATTCTTTCACAGGAAAATATTATAGTATTAACAATGGTCAAATCACTGCAACATCAGAACACCCACTTTTAGTTAAAGAATTATCAAGTGGTGATTATAAATTTAAACAAGTATTCTTATTAGAGGTTGGTGATAAATTAGTTAAATCAACCGAAAATGGATTAGAAGAAATTGATATAACTTCAATTACAATAGAAAACGAAACAACTGAAATTGTTTCAATTGACGTTGAAGAAAATGATACATATTTAGTTAATGGGTATATTACCCACAATAAAGGTGCTAACTCACATAGTGATTTAGGTACACCATCTGCTCCAACGGGATTAGCATATTCATCACCACGTGTTGATTGGACTGCTGTGACAGGAACTGGTTCAACTGGTGTTACTGCATATGATGTACAAATTGATAACAACTCTGATTTTAGTTCACCAACATTAGATTATTCAGAATGGAGTACAACCGGATTAGAGGTTAATTCACTTTTATCTGCAGGAACTTACTATTGTAGAGTTAGAGCAATTGACCACGGATTAAAGAGTAACTGGTCTTCTACTTTAACATTTAATAGATAATAAAAATTACGTTTCCGAAATTTTGGTATATTTATATATACAATTATTAAAATCAAAATAATATATCAAAATGGAAGAACAAATTAAGTTTACGGAAGAAGAGGTTAAAGAAATCAACGATTTAAGATTTGAAGTTGGTTCAGTTTTTACACAATTAGGCCAAATTCAGATTGAAAAACGTAAGAGATTGGAAGAGTTAGAACAAAACGAAAGCAGTTTATTAGAAAAATATACTGAATTAGTTGCTAAAGAAGATATCCTATTCAAAGGATTGAACGAAAAATACGGAGATGGTGATTATGACCCGAATACTGGGATATTCACACCAATTCAAAAATAATATCATCGTTACGCATATAAAAAAATAATATTTTAGAAAAAGTAATTTATACTTATATGTGTATCATTACACAAACTTTAATTAGGAGTAAATAAAATGGCAGAAAAGATTGTATCACCTGGTGTATTCACAAGAGAAAATGACCTTTCATTCTTAGCACAGGGAATTGGAGAAATAGGAGCAGCAATAGTAGGACCTTTTGCTAAAGGACCAGCGTTCTTACCAACTGTGGTTAATACACAATCAGAATTTGAGGAAATATTCGGTACACCTGATGGAACATACTATACAGGGTACGCAGTTCAAAACTATTTAAGAGAAGCAGGGACAGTTACTATTGTTCGTGTTGGACACGTAGGTGGATATTCTCAAGTTGCACCAATTGGTATTAAGGCAACCTTAATATCAGGTTCAGCATCTGGTATCTATGCAAGTGGTAGTTCACATATTATAGCAACATTACACGCTACAAAATCCGGTTCTATTGATACGGGATTTGCAACAGCATCATTAGTATTCACCGAAGGAAGTGGAACTGATACATTATTCACTATTAGTGGTTCTTCAATCGCATATAGTGGTTCAGTATCAATTGCACCATCAGATGGTAATGATATAGCTGATGTATTTGGTGAATCTCCATTTGGAACTAAAAAAGCATACACATATACATACTTTGAGAAAACAGCAACGGATTTAGCAGCTTATTTAAGTGCAGGTTCTGCATCTTTATCGTTAGTTCAATTAGAAACACAAGATTTTTCTGATGATGTAACGTTTGCAACTACTCCATATATCAAATCTCAATTAATTAGTGGTGAAAGACATGATTTATTCCGTTTCCACACATTAGGTGATGGTAACCCATACAATACTGAATACAAAATCGGTATTTCAAATGTAAAAGCAGCAGGTGAATCTGCAGCAACTGATTACGCTACATTTACTGTGACAGTTCGTGGTTTTGCAGATACTGATAAGAAGAAGACGGTATTAGAAACATATAATAACGTAAACTTAGACCCTGCATCTCCAAACTATATCGCTAAAGTGATTGGTGATAGACATGTAACGATTGATTCAACTGGTAAACAAAATGAAACTGGTGATTACGCAAATCGTTCTAAATTTATTAGAGTAGAAGTTAAAGAAGAGGGTTCATTCCCAATCATCGCTGGTCCATTTGGTCACGCTGGATATGATAAACCAATTGAAGGTTCAAACATTCCTGCAGTGATTTACTCAACTGGTTCTGCAGTAAATACTTCTTCATCTACAACTAAGTTTTCTGGTATTGATTTAGAATCTACAACAATTAAGATAAACAACAACCAATACTTAAAACCAATTCCTGCTAACGCATCTGCAGATAGTATCTTCGCATTTGATGCAACAGTAACTGCAGTAGTAAGTGGTGCATTATCTACAATTAACTTAGGATATGAATTGACTGGTTCAAACTCAACTGATATTGCTAAAAGACAATTTATAGTAGGTTTTCAAGGTGGATTTGATGGTGTAACTCCAACAAGAACAATTGATAAAGGAACTGATTTAAGTGAAGGTAATTCACAAGGATTTAATTTATCTACTTCAATTGCAAGTGGTTCAGTTGCATACAAAAAAGCAGTTGATGCTATTTCTAATCCGGATGATTTCGATATTAACTTAATCGCAGCACCTGGCGTAGTTCGTAGATTACACTCTTATGTATTCGATTATATTTCTGAAATGTGTGAGGCTAGAGAAGATGTATTCTTTATCGGTGATGTAACATCAGTAAACGATACCATTTCTCAGGCAGTAGAGCAGGCAGGAAACGTTGATTCTAACTATGTTGGTACATACTACCCATGGGTTAAAACAATCGATAGAAACACCAATAAATTAACTGCAGTACCACCATCAGTATTGATGCCAGGTATCTTCGCAGCAAATGATGCAACAGCAGCAGAGTGGTTCGCACCAGCAGGTTTGAATAGAGGTGGTATCGTTGGAGCAGTTTCAGTATTGAATAGATTAACACACTCTGAAAGAGATGAATTATATGAAGGTAAAGTAAACCCAATCGCTTCTTTCCCTGGTGAGGGTATCGTGGCATTTGGACAGAAAACTTTACAAGAAAAATCATCTGCATTAGATAGAATTAACGTAAGAAGATTACTTATCAAAGTTAAGAAGTATATTGCTTCTACTTCAAGATACTTAGTGTTTGAACAAAATACAGCAACAACGCGTTCAAGATTCTTAAATACAGTAAATCCATATTTAGAGGGTATCCAACAAAGACAAGGTTTATTTGCATTTAGAGTAGTAATGGATGAATCAAATAACACTCCTGATGTAATCGATAGAAACATCTTAGCAGGTCAAATTTTCTTACAACCTACTAGAACAGCTGAATTTATCGTATTAGATTTCAACATCTTACCAACAGGAGCATCATTCTCAGCGTAAACAATTAAAAAAAGAGAAACATTATATTTATTAGTATAATAGGAGAAAAATAAAAATGGCAGAAGTATTAGAATTTAACGACATGTTTTATACCAATTTCGAACCAAAAATGAAGAACCGCTTCATTATGGAAATCGGTGGTATCCCTGCATATCTTATCAAAACAGCAAATAGACCTTCAATTCAATTTGAAGCAGTTACCTTAGACCATATTAACGTAAAAAGAAAGTTAAAAGGAAAAGGTGAATGGCAAGATATCGAAATCACTCTTTATGACCCAATTGTACCATCTGGTGCTCAAGCGGTAATGGAGTGGGTACGTTTATCACATGAATCTTTGACAGGTCGTGATGGTTATGCAGATTTCTACAAGAAAGATGTAGATTTGTATATGTTAGGACCAGTTGGTGATAAAATTGAACAATGGAAATTGAAAGGTGCATTTATCTTAAACGCAACATTCAATGATTTAGATTGGTCAAATGCTGCAGACCCTGCAGATATCACTTTAACGTTAGCATATGATTACGCTATATTAGAATTCTAATACAAAGTTAAAAATAAAAATAAAGAAGGAGATAGGAATATCTCCTTTTTTTATAATTTTTTTTAAAACATATATTTATATACAAATAACAAAATAAAGGTTAATTATGTCACAATATGATTTCGCAACGGAAGTAGTTGCTCTACCATCGGAAGGTAAATGTTATCCAGAAAGTAATCCACTTTCATCTGGACAAATCGAATTAAAGTATATGACTGCTAGAGAAGAAGAGATTCTTTCAACCCAAAGTTTAATCAAAAAAGGCCTTGTATTGGATAAATTATTCGAAGCAATCATAGTAGATAAAAAAGTAAATCCTGATGATATTTTATTAGGAGATAAAAATGCTATTATGTTAGCAACACGTATATTAGGGTATGGACCTGAATATAAAGTAGAAATTGTTTTAGATAATGGTGATAAAGAGGAAGTATCAGTTGATTTAGGTAAAGTTCAAACAAAAGAAATTGATTTTACCAAATTATCAAAAGATAATCGTTACACATTCAAAACCACAACAGGTAATGAGATTGTATTTAAATTACTAACTCATGGTGATGAAAAGAAAATTGATGCAGATGTAAAAGCAATGCAAAGATTAAGTAAAGATGGTGGTAATGAATTGACAACTCGTTATCGTTATATGATTGTTTCAGTTGATGGTAAAGATGATACTAAATCAATTACCGATTTTATCAATAATCGTTTCCTAGCAAGAGATACAAAAGCTTTTAGAGAATATTTGAAAGAATTACAGCCCGATATTAAAATGGAATTTGAATTCACAAACCCAGAAACGGGAGAAACGGAGGTACGCCCAATTCCTATGGGTGTAGGGTTTTTTTGGCCTACCGAGTAACTACACAATCCATTTACATAAACAAATTTTTGAATTATGTTATTATGGTAATGGATTTACACAAATGGATGTATATCGTCTACCAGTTCATCTTAGAAATTTTTATTACAAACAATTATCAGATACTAAGAAAAAAGAACATGATGATATGAAAAAAACATCAAAACCATCAAATACCACTAATGGTCCTAATATAAGAGTGAGGAAATAATTCCTCACTTTTTTTATGCTCTATATTTATAGTAGTATAATTGGAGAACAAATGAAAATAACTAACGAAGATAGAAAATTATTCAAAGAAACATATGCAAAATATAAACTTAAAGAAGGGTTTATAGGTAAATTGTTTTTAAGTGTATTAGGCCGTACTTTAAAGAATGATAAAAATATAGCAAAGGCAATAAAAGATGCTGATGAATCCGTAGAGAACGCCCGAAAAAGTATAGAAGACCGATTCGGTGGTGATAAAGAAGAAGTTAAAAAAGCAATTCCTCAATCAGTTAGAAAATATTTAGGGTTTGATTACTAATTATGGCTAAAGATAGAACAAGCGAAGAAAAAGAATATCAAGATGCGATTAAATATACCTCATCTATCATAGGTGATATGAAGAGGGCTATTGAGGCAACCGCTGAAGCTTCTGATTTGCGCAATAAAAAAATATTTGAAGAAATTAGTTTAACTAAACAAGTTATTAAATCATTAAAGGATGAAAAATCATACGATGAAGCTATAATTAGAATTTCTCAACAAAAAAATAATGTTTTACAAAGCAATTTTGGTGTAAACGAAAAAATGAAAAATACTTATCTTGCTCAATTAGATGCAGCAGAAGGTATTATCAAAAAAGAACAAACTAGATTAAAAATTGTAAATGAAACACAACGAATAGCTGATAATTTACAAAACAAATTTACATCATCATTAGATAGTATTGGTGAAAAAATAAAAGGAATTCCTATAATTGGGGAAACCTT